TTGTTGATCTGATAAAACTGCCCCCGCCCGGTTGGCTTGCTCGGCCATGCTTTTCAAATCCTCGGTGAATATCCGAATATTTCGCGGGCCGGCCTCGGCACCAAACAGCGTCCGAATGTCGCCAAACATCTCGGGCGTCAATGCCGTGTTGGCGAACTTTTCCCCGGCTTGGCGAAACACTTCCGCGGGGTTGACGCTCAACGCGGCCGCGGCTGAAAAGCCCAAGCGCCGAAAACTTTCCTCGGCCAACTTGTTGCCGTTCTTTAATCGTTCTTGTGCTTCTTGAACCCGTTGCAAACTTGTGCCGACCGTCTTTAAATCTGAACCCGACAAGTTCGCCGCATAGTTAAATTCCTGCAATGCCTTGGTCGATACCCCAAGCCGGCGCGAAAGATTGTTGATTTCGTCCGCGTAATCGGTCGCCTTTTTGATTGCGATACCAATTGCCGCAACGCCAAACATCCCGACAAATTGCCGTTTAATGCCGCCGGCAAATTGCCCCGTTTGACGGTTCGCCCGGGCCAAGCCTGTTTGAAACGCTTTGCCATCGAGGCCAAGCCTTGCAATTAAATTTAAACCCATTTTTTCAGTTTAAGTTTGGAAACGTCTTGCGGGCCAATTCCTGCAATCGGTCGTGGTTTTCATTTGCGATTTTGTGCATCTCGCGATCCTCATCGCTGACCAACTCAATCGACCCGTTGATTTCGGCTTGCGAATAATAATCAAAAATCGCTTCACGCATCGAAAGCGCCAAAGCTTCGTCTCGGGAATATCCAAGTTTCGATTGAAGCACGGTTTTCAGATGGTACAGCCATGGCGTGCCGATTGATCCGCTGCCCGATTCCTTTTGAAACACGTCGGGAGGCTCGCACGCCTCAGCAACGTAATCGTTGAACAAGTTGATTGCCTTTAACGGGCCGGATTTATCTTTTCGCCATCGCCAAGACAATCGCCATTGCCACGTCCGCATTTTGAGCGGGAACAAATAACCAGAAATTGAACGGTCGAACTTGTCCCAATCGGTTGAGCAAATCAGAACGGCACAAATCAAGTCGTTGATTGATTGAACCGTTTTGCATTCCAACCGTTCAAGCCAAATGCAATGGCCCAAGGTCAACGGCTTTAAACGTTGCCCCAGTACGGTGAAAGGCTCGGGCAAAATCGCTGCCAGATGGTCGGCCGCGTCTGCCATGGTTTACGCCGTGTCGGCGGAATAATCGTTTGAAACTGAATTTGAAAACTCAATGCTGAACGTCGTGATCTCGCCGTTTGATTTTGATTTTTCGCAACTTTCGACCATCCAGTTGCCCGCAATCTCGGTGTCGGTTCCGTCCGTGATTACGCACTTTTCGCCGGCATCGGGGAGGTTGTTTGATTGGGCCGCGGTTTGTGTGCCCGTCGTGCCGTCGCCGGTATCAATTGCCGTTCCACTATCAACCGGGTAGCAATTGAGGGTCAGGCGCTTTGACTTGTTAAAGACAACCGCGCCAACGTCCTCGCCGCTTTTGTCTTTGAATTTAATAATCTCCGCTTCGTGTCGTAACGTTTGGCCGGTTGGCTCAAGCGAAAGGTCGCGGTCGAACGCAACCCCCAACGCGGTGAACTTGAACCCGCTCGACGTGATGCCGAACACAACCCCCTTGCCTTTAATTTGAGCCATCTTGTTTTCTTATGCGTCGGCGTGATACTCGTTGGCGGTTGTCGCAGAGTTTGAAAGCTCGATTGTGAACGTTGTGATTTCGCCGTTCGATTTCGCTTTCTCGCAACTCTCAACCATCCAATCGTCGCCAATCTCGGTGTCGGCCGAGTCGGTAATCACACACGCCTCGCCCGAGTTGGGCAGATTGTTTGCCGTGTTGGCGTTACTTGTCGCCGCGCCGGTCGGGTATGCGTTCAACGTCAATCGTCGGGATTTATTGAATACAACGGCCCCAACATCTTCGCCCGATTTATCCTTGAATCGTGTGATCTCGGCTTCGTGCCGTAGAGTTTCGCTAGTGGGCTCGATGCCAAGCGCGGCCGCGCCAGCGAACGTGAACCCCGTCGAGGTAACCCCGAATACAACCCCTTTGCCCTTCTGCGTCGCCATTCCCCCAAGCATACGGATTTGGGCGACGGTTCAAGGGTTGGTCACTTCCGGGTTTTGATTCTTTGTTTGCGGGCGCTCCCTTTTAGCTTTCGCTCGACGTGCCGCATTAGTTCACGCGCCTCGGCATTCAACGCCTTTTGCAATGCCGGCTTGCCGACGTCAGCGATGCCGGCGGCTTTATTGATGATCTCGGCCGTTGGTGTCCATCCGGGCTTTGCATGCTTGGCCCGGCCATGGGCGCCGTCGCCGTACAGTTTGGCCCCTCGGGATTTGCCAACCCGCATGCCGGCCATTCGGGCCAAGTGTTGGGCCGCGGCTAGCCATCCGCTTTTGAGATACCCAATGCCACGAATCTTCCCGGCAATGAACTTGGCAACCTCTGATTTCATATTGGCCCCGTAATAACCTCGCCGACCGAATCGACCTTGGAGTTTGTTGACTATCAACGCGGCCAATGGTGCCTTGCCCTTGGCTTGCTTTTTAAGCTGCCGGCGTATCTTGGGGGCGCTGGCTTTTGGTGTGAAACGAATTGCCTTGAACGCAACGTTGATTGCTCGCTTGTTGACGATCTCGGGCAAGTCTCTTTTCGTCGTCGGTATGTACTTGAGCAACGCCCGCTGAAATTCGCGGGTATCCAGTTCCATTTTCACGGCGCTGCCTTTTCCTCGAGTTGATGTAAAACCTCCTGCATGCGAGCGTCGGGAACATGCCAACCCGGGATTGTGAACGTGTAGGGTTTACCCGGCACCATCCGCGTCACTTGTTTGCTTGCCGGAATCACCACCACCTTTGGCGCTTGGCAACCGGCGCAAAACATTATCAAGCCGCCGATTGACGCGATCTTCGTCGCCAACCGCAATTGCCAAATCAATTTCGGACAAGGCTTCGAGATATTCGGCTTTTTCATCGCTCAACCGTTTGATTTTGCTTTTGGCAAACCAAGTGACCAACGCGGCTATTGCCCCAAGAATGGCGGAAAGCATTTACTCCCCTTTGCCGGCCTTTTTTACCGCGTGTTTCAGGAATACCGAAAGGCCGCCCGTCACAACGATTTGCAACATTGCGCCAAGCTCAATCTCCCCGAGAAAATAAGCGGACAAACTGCCCACAATCGCCGTTACTGCTCCCCAAACTGTTTTTGATTTTAACATTTATTTGCCTTCGTTTTTGTTTCTATCAACCGCGCCAAGCTTCAACTCGACGACGTTGGTTCCCGCTTTGACCGTCAGACTTGGAAACGGAATTTCAATTGCAAAATATGGAACCTTAAAATTCAAACCCTTTGGTGAAACGGTCGCGTCGGGTATCACGCCGGCCTTGGCCCCAATACAAAGTGACGGGATTGGCCAACTTAACTTTTGACCGAATAGCGTGACGCTCGGGGTTGGCTTTAATGCCGCCCCAAACAAATCGCTTGCTTGTGTTGTCGTGCCGGCGCAAACCAGCATTGCCAGTATTATTATCTTTTTCATTTGCCTTTGTTTTTGATTAGGAAAAAAATCTTTGCAACGAGATACGCAAAACAAGCCGTTGAGATTCCAAGTTGTAACAATTGAGAAATTACTTCAACGTACCAAGTCCCGATTCCAATCGTTCCGGCGCCGGTAGCCTTTGCCATGTCAAGAATGTCATTCATCGACTTTTTCGAGTCCCATTTTGGCCGCGGCTAATCCTGCAACGTAATCGTAATCATTTTTGTCCTGCCAGGAATCCCAATCGCTCCCGCTTATTTCGAGAACATCCATTTTGGCCGGATTCTCTGACCAACGCTCGATGCCCGTGCCCAAGCTTTCGCTCGTAAAAAGCTTCAGCGTGAAAGTCATTCCAAACTCCAACGCATCCCCAACGGTTATGTCGATTCGGCCGGCCGGGGTTTCCTCTGTTGCTTTAGTTAATACTGAAAACATCTTTTTTGTGTGTCACTTGTCGGGGCATCAATCTTGGCCAACTTGTTGGGGTAGTCTTTATATTTGCCGGGGTCGAGCCAAACAAACCGGGCTCAACTGCCGCCGGTTTGTGGTATTCGATCTCGATGCCGCCCATGTCTAAATCGAAAGATTTGATCCGTGAAAACTGGCAACCGACCGTCAAGCTAATCGCCGCGATCATCAGCACCTTTGCCAATCCGCTTTTTGGGAGAGACGCCCATACACTTGTACAAAGACGAGACTTCAACGCGCAACATTGCGATTTCCTTGGCAAGCTTGTTGGTTTCTCGGTCGTGTCCATTCAATCTGTCAATCAGTTTGACAATTATCGTATAAAGCTCCTTGATTTCGCCGCTCAGATTCCGCAGAACGTAGAAAACAATCTTGTACCCGAACACGCCAGCCGCTGCCGCTGCGACAACTGGAAATCCTAGCGTCTGGATTAAATCTGCCGTGTCCGATCCCACTCATCACCTCTAATTCAAATCAGCATTTACCGCATCCCACGCCGCTTTCCAAGCCGCATAGTCTGGATTAACAATCGTCTCACCAGCAACAACCGTAACCACATCGCGAGTCTCGCCGCTATCTGAACCATCCTCGTTGAGTATTGGCTCGGTTGTGGTTTCAGTTTTGGGCAGCGTCTCGGTCTGCACTCCCAAGCTGCGAACAGTTGCGAATTGATTCGTTCCCGCACTCGCCCCGCTGATGGTCGCTTGTGCTGCATCGTATGCCGCCCACGCTGGGTGTGCTGAAGTTGTTTCCCCGCCATCGATGTCGGTGACGGTAACGGTCTTTGGCACT